AGCAGATTTTACAATACCGCCTTCATACGTTTCCTCTGCTTCAGGAACAATACATAAAAGTCGATAGCCTTTAACATCAGGTAGTTGAGTTGCTAGTTTTGCAATAGCTTCATCACCTGATACTTTCTTGCCATCTTTGGTTGTAGTAATTTTAGATTTAATTGGGTCTCCAGATATAGAGACTATTTTTTTGTCTGGGGTAGCAATAGTCATTATTTTTTCTCCAGCGTAACTACATTATCTGTAGGTGTGGAGTCAAAATCTTCTTCCCCTTTTTCATGAGCTCGAAGAGCTTCAGAAATCATATTTTGAACCATCATATATCCACGAACTTCTCCGCATGCAAATTGATAAGCTTCAAATTTATCGGTTCCCCTACCCATACTTTCTAACATTTCTTTGCGTCTTTCCTCTATCTGGGTTGATAGAAGCATTAACGTTTGCTTGACCATTTTTTATTCCTTATCGTTAAGTTTAGTTTCATCCTCTAGTTTTACTTCTTCTACCTGAGCCGCATTACGCGACTGAGATTCTTGTGAACGTAATGCAAAGTCTTGTTCTTGTTGAACTGCTTGCATTCCCATTTTTGTTCCATCCATTAATTCTTTAGCATTTATTTTTCTATTATCTAGACTTGCATTAGCACCAATCTTAGCTCCTGCAATTCTTTCGTCAGTTTCAATTTTAAGTTTGTCAACTGCAATTTTAGCTTTATCAATTTCAATATCAGCCATTGCTTTTTGAGCAGAAACTTGAGCTTCTTGTTGTTTAATTTTAAGCTCTTGCTGTTGCATCTGTAATATTGGGTCTTTCTGAGCTGCTTGGTTTTGTTCCATTTGAGCTTCTTTAACATCTTTCTGTAGAAGTTTTTTAGCAGCTTTAGCTGATAGTCTAGCTATACCCATTTCAGAAGTTTCATCCATTTCTGTATTAGGAGGAGGTAAAGTAGCTCCTATCTGTTCTTCAATTTGTCTTCTATATTCAAATGCTACATGTTCTGCAATATGAGCTTCCATAGCTGCTAACATTAGTTGAGCTTTAGGATTTTGTCCCATGACTTGTTTCATTTTAGGGTCATCTCTAAATGACATATGTACTATTAAATGAGCTTCATGGTCTTGATATATAAAAGCTTTTACAGGCTTATTATTAATTATATCCATATTCTCAGATACTGGGTCTTCTGGTTTTTCATCTTCAGAAGTAGGTATTAGTTTATCGGCGTTCTTAACACCCAATACTTCTAGCATCTGACGGTTAAGTTCTGGTAAGTCATAAATCTGAGGATTTTGTTGAGCCATTTGCATAACTGCTTGATACTGAACAACCTTTTGTGCCATAGTTGCAGCATTAGGGTCAGCTACAGGAATAAGTTGTACCTTATCATAGTCTTCTTGTTTAGCTCCAGGTGTTCCTGTTGAAGGGTCATACTTATAATCAGGGTCTGTATAATCTCTTATTAAAGTTTTAAGTAACTTAAACTCTTTTTTCATTGAGTAGTAAATACGAGCGTTAACTGCTGACATTACTTTCAATGTTCTTTCTAATATTGCAAGAGTAGAACCCACTGGAGAGTTAGCTGACATATCAGATACTTTCATATCTGCTGCTGAAGCAAAACGTCTACCTTCTTCAATAATCTTATCCATTAAACCTGCAAGCACTTGACTTGGTTCTTTATATGGTAGTGGCATTAAGTTGTCACGGAGTGTTCCAGATGGTGCGTCTACATCTCGCCATTCAGCTGGACCAATTGGTGTGTCATCACCTTTAATTCGTAGACCTCTAGCTTTAAATCCACCAGGTAAGTTTGATAGTGTACCTGCATCAACTAATTGACGAAGTAACATTGTTCCTGATTTAGAGAACCCACCAATAAGGTGAATTAATCCAAAGCAATAGAACCCAAATCCTGGAATGTAGCCATAATGAACAAAATGCTCACGGCGTTTTTGTAAGCTATCATCTTGTTTCCAATTACGACGAACAGATAATATTTCTTGTGTACCTTTATCAATTGTAACTATATAAGGTAATGCTATTCCTGTTTTACCATCTTTATCTTCATCTTCATAACCTTCTAAATCAAGGTTAACATTCATCTCTAATATTTTATATCTATCATCATTAGTTGCGTCGAATCCCATTTGTTCTGCAATCTTTTTCTCTACTTCATCTAAGTCATAATCTGGTTCACCTAAATCTATGTCTCTATAAAACCCTATATGTTGTAAGTTGTGAATTTCTTGTTCAGTCTTACGCATAACATGAGTCACACGTTCAGCTGTTTCTAAATTAGAAGCACCATAAGGTACAACCATATCTTCAGCTGGAACAAATATAGATACTTGACGTTCTAGTGTAGGGTCATAATAAACTTTCTTAAATGCATTACCTGCTAATCCTAAACCCCATAACATTCTTTCATGCTCAGGTCTATACTCTGGCATTTCATCCATAAGTTGGAAATTCATATTTTCTTGAACACGTTGAGCAGCCTCAATACATTCAGGAGTTTCTTTGCCAATAATAGAAGTCTTCACTGGGCCTGCAGCAGGGAAAGTTTCCATCATTGTTTCAGCTTGGAATTTAACAAGTGCTTCAGAGAGTAGTGGGTGATAAACAGCGCATGCGCCTTCCCACGGTTCGGACCTTTCTTCTATCTTAAGTCCTAATAGTTCTAAACCATCAACATAAGTTTCTAGCCAGTCTTTTCTTGAGTTAACATCATTACCAAAATCTTCAAGCAAATCACTTGAGAGTTCAACCATATATTTATCAGAAAGTTCTTCAGCTAAATTAGCATTAAACTCTTCATCAGGCATAGCATCAGGGTCAATAATTATTTCAGTATCACCAATACCTATAGTTACACTTTCAGGGTCTTCTATCTCAATTTCAATAGCCTGTTCTTCCATCGCCGCCTCGTCTATTCCAACCGGGGCTTCATATAATCCTTTATCTACGTCTGCCATAATTTTATCCCTTAGCCCTTTTTTGTGCTGCTTGTGATAATTCTTTAAAATGTACTAATTTTTTTGATGTTTTAGTGTGAGCTTTATTTGTGTGTAATGTACCATCTTTCATCTTATGAGATGAACCCTTATGTTCTTTTCCATCTTTAGTATAATGTTTAACACCCTTCATAAGTTTTTTCCTCTATTATAATGCATATAACCTTTTATTTTTACGACTTTTAAACATCTGTATATCATCTTCTTCATCACTTGGCAAGCGAATAAATCCACCTTGCCTAAACCGTGCTAAAGCCAACGTTGTAGCATCCACCAAGTCATCATTTGCCCCTGACGGAAAATCATTACATTCTTCTATTACTTCATGTGCCCATCGTCTATCGGGAGCCCATACTACACCCCCGCTAAACAAATCAGATACAGCATTTACCCGACTTATTTTGTCTTGGCCTTTCCCTGGAGTAAATTCACCCACCGGAATACCCATTCTTCTAAATTCTTGGTAAATTGCAGCACCATTTGACTTTTTCTCTACAATAAATGCATCAGGTTCCCAATCTTGGTACTCTTCAATACATAATTGTTTTAATTCTGGAAATTCTAGTCGTCTTTTAATTGCATTAAGTAATATTATAGCGTAGTTATTTGTTTCTTCGTTAAAAAATACGCCCCAGGTAGTTAATGCATTGTAATCGGCTCTATTATTAGCTTCTTGAGCTGCATCTAGTGTCATTATAGTAAATTCACACTTAGGTGGGTCTTCTTCTTCCCATATATTCCACCATTCTCGCTTTATTAGTGCCCCTTCTTCTGAAGTTGGGTTCTGTAGGTACTGAGCGTTCCAATATCTTACATCAATAGCGGCTCGTCTAGCTTGTAATTCTTCTATAGGCCAAAACTCAGGCCATAAAGCCACTTCTTCTCCTTTTTTATCTTCTAAAATTGCTGGAAATTCAACAACTTCCCAATCATCTACTGCATCATTCTTAACCATCTGGTTAACTATCTGTCCTGTAAGGTCTAATTTAGACCATCGGGTCATTACAACAACAATAGCACCACCAGGCATAAGACGCTGAAGCGGACCGGACTGAAACCATTCCCAAGCTGGTAAGAAAACATCCGATTTGCCCAGCTTTGCATCTTGCTCTGAATGTGGGTCATCAATAATGAATAAGTCGGCACCCCTACCAGCCAAAGCACCGCCAACACCGATTGCGAAATATTCACCATTGTAGTTTGTACCCCATCGAGAAGCTGATTTACTATCCGCTTGCAAGCTGATATCGGGGAATATGTCTTTATAAGGGTCTGAGCCCACGAGATTACGGACCCTACGCCCGAAGTTAACTGCAAGGTCAGCTGTATGAGATGCCATAATAACTTTTTTTGTTGGATGTTTACCCAGAAACCAAGCCGGTGCCAGATATGATATGAGTTCTGATTTTCCGTGACGAGGCGCGATATTGACAATAACTCGTTTTCTTTTTCCGTCTGCAATTTCTTCAAACAATTTAGCAAGTCTTGCATGATGTGCTCCTACTTTATAATCGGGGTAGACATGTTTAATAAAATCTAAGAAGTTTGCCTTCCCCTGTGTTTTAATTAAGTCTTTCTTATAATCTTTTAATAACGATAAGCTTTTACGTCTTTCGTTATCTGACATATTAGGTAGCGATTGTTGTAGTAAGTCTAAGTCCGCTTCACTAATCATCTTCGTCTTCGTCTTCGATAGTTTCGTATTCTACCCCTTCGACTACTTTACCCTTTAATTCTTCAATAGTTTTTAACAGTTCTTCTTCTAATTCTTTACCTGTTTTATTTATGTGCGTAACAACTGTTTGTTTTTTAAATGCATCTACACCATCTACCTCTCCTATCATACGCAAAGCTAATAGTTTTTCTTTGGGGCTATCTGATGACTCATGTACTTTTACTGCATTATTTAATACGTACAACTTATAGTCTGCCATAT